CGATCTTACCAGGCGAATCGCAAACAAAAGGACAGATAGATTTAGGCGTTTTTCACCATCCAGTATATCTTTCCGTCAAAAGTTTTAGTTTTGAATCCCAGCTCTGTAAGCAGCTCATGAACAGCTGCACCGTGGGATTCAGGAATAAACTGGCCGACAAACTCCAGCACGTCTGTCTGGCTCAGCAGTTCGTCTGCCTCACTTGCTGATAATACGGGTAAATAGCTGTTAAGGATGATTTCGCTGACTTTGGATCGATCTGGTTCCGGAACTGATTCTTCTTTGGGTTCATCTGCATCATAATCGATAAACCCGATTTTCTTTTTCATTTAGCCTCCCTTTCTGAGAAAAATAACAAACACGTGAATTATGATATTCTAGTAGTGTAAAAATAACAAAAAAGGCTACCTAATTGGTAGCCTTTTATTTATTTCATCATAAAATTGTCAAAATCATCTGCACCTACACCTAATGTCCTTAAGTTACTTTTTATTATAAATTCTGGAACTGGATCTATGTGGGATTGCAGAACAATAGATCTTTGTAGCATTTTTCCTCCCCAGATTTCATGCCCTCCATTCGTCCGTATTTTTTTCAAACCTTTACTTTCCAGATATTCCCTAAATACTCTTAGTGGGATATTTTTTAAAGATCTTTTCATTACGCAGGTATAGAAATTCCTTTTTTAAATTTTCTAAAGTCGTAATTTTCAAATACTCTGCTAAAATTTGCATTCTCTCGTAAAAGGGATTCCATTGAAGGAGGTGTCATTGGTTTGCTTTTCTTTTTTTCGTGAACCTTCCATCCAAGACGCTTAAACTCATTATAAAAAGTTCCTTTATGAAGTGTATATAGAAAAAACTCACTAAGGCTGATGTTAAATGATTCCTCTGCCTCTTTACTATTATTTCCATACCCAGAAAGGTCTAATGCTGGACAATAAATAATTGTAACTCCATTTTCTTCGAATTCAATCATCTGAAGCTTGACAACTATTTTATCATCGTTATTACTCCATGAACCTTTAATTACACATTCTCTACTCATATCTAATGTAATTTGCCTTCCTTAATAAAACAACATAAGGTATTTTTTGCATTACAAAAGTATATTCTTTAACGTTAAGTAGGTGTTAAATTTAAAAGTCTGGAAATAATTCATTGTGGAAGGTGTTTTTTTAGTACCGTTTTTTACCTAATCTTCGCCCACTCACTATCAAACACAGCGTCTGCTTTCATCTCAGCCACTTTACCTGCCAACTCCGGTAAGTACTCGTCAAGTATAGGATTAAACCATTCTTCAGGTTTACGGCTTCCGGAACCTGAAGAATATTTCACAACCATCCCGCTTTGCATTCGATAACCTTTTCCAACACCCTTGTGTATGAATACCCCGTGCCGTTCAAACTGGAACCCAACAGAATCTATCTCACCAAAGCTTTGATGAGTTTTATGTTTCATCGAATTATCCAGCTTATTTTCAGGGTGAGAATAACCACCTTTTCCCCGTGTAACCATACCGTTCTTTCCATGACTGAACCTTCCGGCACTGCTGGAAAGTTTCCGCTTAACCATACTGGCCCAACTGCGAACCATTTGGTTATATTCTTCAATGTTTAACCGGCTATCCATCTGCTTTGATCAACATTAAAATTATACCTGCAGTTTATTGTAAAGGTGAATCGTATCCCGTAATGCCCTGCAATCTCGGAGGCAATCAGGCTGCCATCTACGGAACTCAAATCAAAATCTCTCACCGGAGAGCCGGGATTTCGTTTGTCTGCTTTGATTCTGGCCAGTATATCATCCCCGATGCGTTCCATCCGGTTCCACAGCTCATGAATCTTGTTGTGATCTCCCGGATCATTCACCACATCCATCAGCACAAAGGCTCCCTGCCGGTTCTTGGCCGGGTTATCGCTTTTGTTGTCGGTGTAATCGAATTTATACCCCTCCATGATCATCGCCGGGTACTTCACGTTGTTTAATCCCATGAGAATTTCTTCCAGCTCGAAACGGTAAAAATGTTTATCGCTTTCGCTATGCCTGATCTCAATATGTTCTGTGGCCAGCTTCTGAAAGTATGCCACCAGGTCGGAAAAACTATCTCCTTGCATTTTCCTTGATTTTACGGGTTAAGTACTTAAATACAGTATGTACGGTCAGCTTAGCGTATTTATCCTGATTCACGATGTCATCTCCAACAATGCTTTCAAAAACAGGCAGCCAGCCTTTATTTTTCCCTTTACTTTCCTGGGGTTCGGTTTCATCCGGACGCTGTAAAACCATCGGGTAAGCATCGGTTAACCACTCTTTGACTAAGCGGTAATTTATTGAAACAGCAATCTTCAGTTCATTATCAGTATAAAAGTTTTCATTCAGGTACTGGTCAATTTTCGAGCTGTCAAATGCTTCTCCTTTTCTCAGGTATAAGCAGGCAAAGAACTTATCTAAATCCGTTTTTAAGCCATTTTCTGCCCAGTTATTATAATAGGTATCAGTGAACATAAACTGTTCCCATGTCATCCCTTCCAGCTTTGGACGTGGTGAAAAACATCCGTAAATATCCTTGATAATAAAGGTATTAAACGGCTTAAAATCCGTTACAAACGAAAATACATTTGCCAGCTTATAACGCTCATAGGTTGTCAGTTTTTTGACTATCCGTTTTGGGATATCGCACATAATTGAAATTAACTCATTATCGGTGATCTCATCATTGTATAAGCGGCTGATTGCAATTAACTGCTTTGCGGATACATCATTCCAGCATACGGGTATTTCAGCTTTGAGGGTAAAGGGGATAAAAAAGCGTCTGTATTTTAAGCTTATCGGTTCCATGTTTTTTTTTGGTTTAAAAGCTTTTTTCAAGGATGGTTCCACACAGGGAGCAAACTTCCAATTTTCCATATACCACCGATTCTGTATGTGTCCTGCTATGATCACAATTTTGAATCAGCTCCTGGATTCGTTTATTGGTCTTGCGAATCCTGATATGCAGGCTCTCGTTTTCTGCCTTAAGAGCCGCGATCTCTTTTTGAGTGTAAATACCTGAACCTGTCATGCTAAAAAGATTTTTTTACCGGTATTATCACGATTATGGATATAGCCGGTTGTTGCCACGTAATCATTCCAGTCAGCTGCATGATCCTTCAGGTGATTCTTTAGTTCCAGAAGGTAACTTTCTCCGATACCATTGTCACGCTTTACCAATGTGGCGATCCTGTCTTTTTCGCTTGGTTGTATTTTGGTATCATTGTTATAACCTGATATTTTACTCTCAAAATACAAGCCTTTTTCAGTAAGATCTGCCCCGGAGTCTTCCATCAGCATGGCTGCACTCAGGAATGCCAACACTTTGCGGATGATGAGAAGCACATCTTTTACCTTTTGTGCCGGTTCTTCCTTTACCAGCTCCTCTCTAATCAGCTTCAGGTTCTCAGCACCAAGTACCTGCTTTAATGCCAGCTCAGAGATGGTATTGATATGCTTTTTCAGCCGCAAAAAGGTTAACCGGCTGCCCCCGATAAAGTAGATCCCGTCAAAGGTTTTGGTATCAGGAATAAAATTACCCCTGAGGGATTTATATTCATCCGATTCTTTAAAATCTGTGAAAACAGAAGCATTTTCTTCCAGGTATTCCAGCACGTCATCAATCCCGTTAAATCCGGTAGATTTAAAGTAGTTTCTCAGGTTATCTTCCTGGTACTTATACAAACCTTTTATCGTTGTTGATTCCTGACGCTGGAATCCTGTTCCGGAGATCAGGGCATTCAGATAATCATAGCCCCTGTAATAGGCCAGATGGATAACAGCTATGCGGGATAATTGTAGAAGTTCATCCCATTTTTTTTTGTCTTCTGCAGATAAACCCGGGTTTCCTGAATTGGCATAATCTTCCAGCTTTTTGAACATTGCCTTCGAAATTGCTGTACCCAGAAAATCCCGCTCTACGGCTTCAATGCTGGGCTTTAAGCGGTTAAAATCCGCAGAGCTGCTCACCGGCAGTACGGCGTTAATTTCGTTTAAGTCTTTGAATAACATATTATGCAAGGTTTTTTTTGGTTCCGGAACCACTGTCCAGAGTGGTTAAGATTGTATTTCTGAAGCGTAATTGTACATCCTTTACCCCGTTGAATTCCAAAAATGCTTCAAGAGGATCCAGTATGTTCTGACGATCCAGCCAGGCATTAGCAATATTTACAAGAAATGCTTCACGGATATTTGAACCGCCCTGATTGCCTGCGTAGGTTCCACCCGGCATTCCTGCACCCAGTACGTTGGGGTTGATCATCATTGCAAAGAGGATCTCGGAGTTTGCGGCTGCAGATGTAACCAGTTTATCTCCTTCTTTATACTTGTTATCCAAAGCAGTGATTATCCACTGTTCTTCGGCTTTGCCGGAGTTGGGGTGAATCTCGAAAAAGGTGAAGATGGGTTTTTCAGCATTCTGCGGGCCGCAAAGGTTTTCTTCGATATTATCCAGGTATGCATCGATTGCATTTTGCCTGGCTGGGATCGATTTAAAGTCTTCCCTTGGAAACCTTCTATCCCAAAATGAATAAGGGATCTGGATATGCCATTTCCAGCTGATCTGGTTTTGAAAAGCTTTTTTCAAAAAAGCAGGAACCATAATGGCAACATCTGTCCAGCCGGCAAGCCATGCACTCACCCAGGTAGTTTCGGGATAGTAGTCGTTATTGCTCCAGCTGTCCTTCACAGCGTAAACAACGGATTTACCTTTCAGCTCTTTTGAGATTCTGCGGCGTAGCAGATCAGCTGACGGATCGTATTCATCCAGCAGATCCAGAAACTGGTATTCACCGGTGCGGGGAGAGTCTGGCCATCTGCCCGATACACATACTTTTTCAATGATTCCGGATTTGGCTACCGTGTAGCGACAATGTTTTGCATTGATGGTGTTTAAACCGACTAATTCAGAACCATCCTGGTTGGGGATAAACTGAACATTCCCGATTCCGAACTTGAAGAAGTCACGTAAACCTTTTTCCATGTATCTCCGAACCATACGTCCCTGGCAAAAGTTGATCAGCTTAGTGTCTTCAATAACCTTTAACTGCTCATTGCCCTGGTCATCATACCCTACCACTTTTACCGGAAAGATACCCTGTCCGATAGTGAAGTTGCGGACGAACTTCAAGCCGGTATTCAGAACGCCAACTTTGCGGATGGTTTCATCTGCTTTGGCCGGGAAGTCATTATTAGCTCCCCAACTGGCAATCTCGATATTATCTACGGTGATTTTGTCGTCCAGAATTTCCGTTGATTTTGAAACCTCCTTAGGACGTACTGCCGGGGCTCCGGTAGTGGTTGCGAAGTATTTACGTCCAAATGCCATCAGGGGAAGACCCTCTTTATTGTATAGTCTCTCTCCGCTCATAATATCACCTTTTTATTGTTAAACGCCAGAATGTTATCAATGGATACCGGGTAAATATGGCCTATCTTATCCATCTTTATATCCACGGCTACAACGCCTCTCATGCGATGCTGAGAAACATTAAAAGGCAAACCGGTAGCCACTGCCCGGGGCAGAAATACCAGTTCGCCTTTTTTGGTTACAAACTTGATTGAGAAAAAGTTTTGTTTGCCTTCAGGAGTTTCTTTCATATCATACTCCCTGAGCATTGCGGATCGCTTGATCGTATTAAAAACCGGAACACCCATATAATTTTGATTTTAAGCAAAACTATATGGGTGGAAGGGGATGGAAAAGGACAAAAAAAGCCGCCCGAAAGCGACTTAATAAAGTAATTACCATCATGGATGGTTTTGTTTTTCTGAATTTTTATTTCTCAATCAAACCATCAATTTCGTCCTGAGTCTGTTTAATAGCAGCATCAAAAAGAGGTTTGATTTCAGATGGTAATGAGAGATCACATCTTGGTAGTTGTCTGAATTCATTCATAACAGAAGGTTCATCAAAACAAATTTTCAATGAATCCAGGGTTATTTTTTGCAAATCAGTTTCAACTTCAAGAATGAAGCCATATTTCCTTCTAAACGAATCCGTGTAGAAATCTTTAAAGATTTTATCGTTTGTAACCCATAAAATAACTTCGCCTTTTTTACGGGGAGTAATCAATCGTGTCTGAACAACCTTATAACAAAGATATCCTTGTATGATTTTTGTCTCTGATTTTTTTTTGATTGATTTATCTTCAGTTGAATCGCATTTAAAACTGATTAGGCATTCGTTATACCTTGAATCTTTCACAAACATAGAATCTCCGTATGAAATATAGTCGAAGTTCAATTTGTCTCGCTTAGAATACTTTTCAATCATACTGGAATCAGAAAAGTAATTCCATCTTTCACAACTTAATAAATCTTCTTTATAAAATACATTGTATTTAATATAAAGCCATTTTGATTGAGAGTATGAGCAAAAGCTTCCTAAACAAAACAAAATTAAAAAACAGACTCTGGTCATATTATTGTAAATAAGCTGATTTTGATGTATTTATTGCATAGTTTTGGCATAATTGAGCTTTTTGTTGTTCACTGTATCCGGTCCAACCACTATGAGCAATCTCCCAACATTCGTTATATCCAAATGCATCACTTTGTATAACATAAATAGTTGTACCCCAAACTTTTCCGTACATTGCAATATATATATCTTTTACGCTTACGGCTTTACTGTTTAGATTCACAGCTTTTTGTGCCCATGCCTTAAAATTAGTCTCATTTGTCCAGTACTCACAACTGTGACGTAAAATAGATGCAGTTCCTAATAACCACATTTTTTCATATTCATCGAGTTCGCTATTTCCAAAAATACTGTTTTCTATAGATTTTATATGATTCAGAATATTCAATCTTCCTGCATCTTCAAAAATATTCGTACTATTAATTTGAGAATACATATCTATAAAATACTGTGTTACAATATGTTTCTTTATTCTTCCTTCTTTTTCAAGATTTGTAAAATAAGCAGGCATATCCTGAGGGAGTTTTCCCGAAATATTACCGGAAAACAAACTTTCATCTACTTCATATCCAAAAAAGGTATTCAGTAAATGAAAAGATTCTTCATCAGACGGATTATAGCTTAACGAAAGTAAGTAATTCAGACCTTTATTATGATTTATGCCTATTTGATCATAGGTTGACAAATCGTAAGAACTTTTATACTTTGGAGTTTCAGAAACGGTATTAATCGTTTCTTCCTTATTGCATGATACTAATAATAGCAACATACATATTACTGCTAATTCAATTTTTTTCATTTTAATCTTTGTTTTAGAAAATATTTAATAAATGAGTAATGTATGTATCTATCCCTTTCTTTTGACTCTCCATATTTGTTTAACTGTTACATGACAATAACCTCCTTTCTATATTTATTAAATACAAATGTATATTAAAACGCACTATAGAATCAGATATTCTCTATATTCTACAAAAAAACCAAAGAAGCAAATCTTAAAATCCTGTAAATGAATAACTTATTTAGGTTGCTTCTAAATTTCCTCTTTTTTTTCCTCCCTTCATTTTTCGAATATTTTCGCCGTCCGGTCTAACTTTTGATAAAATATTGATAACCAGAAGGGTAAAATAGCGATTTGCCAAAAAAACGCCTTTTTCACGACATCTTTCCAACGCCCGCCCTATCCATGGCGGGCGGATAAAAAAGAGGAAAAGCAGGATATATGAGGGGGGTGAGTGGGTTTAAATACCTATAAATCAATTATATATAACTTAAAATGCCAAAAGCGAGTCCTACTATCAGATAAATCCTATTGATTTTTAAGATGAAAAAAAAGAGGAAAGCGTTTCCTCTTTCCTCTTTCCTCTTTCCTCATTTACACAAGCCCTACATCCTTGGCTCTACGAATGTGGATCGACGATACAATACAGAGCTGTACTTTGTCCACACTCGTTTATCAACAGCATCACTGAAGTGCGTGGCTTCCTGTGGCAGAACGCTGTTTCTACGCTCTGAGGATTTATCTTTCTCAAACTTACCTTTGCTTTCAATCACCTTTGTATTGTTCATTGATATCAGTGTGTACTTACACTTTGTACCGTTAAAGATCATCTTACGAGGACCCTGTTCACCTTTGAGCAGATTTGCCCAGAGCAGGTACTTCTCGTGCTGGGGTGGTTCCTGCCCTTTGTGCAGCTTGTGGTAAACCTTCCATCCATTTCTAACGAAGCGATCAACAGCCTGCTCATTGTAGGGCTTGCTGTTCTTCGCATTTGGCTGCCTGCTGTCTCCATAACGGTCATGATAGTAGTACAGTTCCTTACACCCGTGATGTTCATAGTACATACAGCACTCATCTACCAGGTCATCGATCATCACGTTCTGGGTTTCATCAGGCTTTACAAAGAACTCATTGATGGTGCAGTCACAAGGTTCCACGATGTTGGTGACAAAGTTAAAGTTACGTTCTTGGGCTACGGAGAACAGTGCAATCTTCGCACCCCAATCAGGAACGATCTCTATTGGTTTTGCAGAATCACAGTCAAGATCAAAGCGGCTGTCAGGCTTTCCCAGCTTTTTAAAGTCATAATCCGTTTTTTCTGCAAACGATTGGATAAATGAATCATTCGTGGCATTGTAATAGATATGCTTTGCAGGATCCAGATAGTAATAGCAGTCTTCTACTTTATCAATGACCCAGTTCAGGATCTCGATCAAAAACGTTAAGAGTGTTTGCTTCTTATATTCCCGGGCAATATACTCCATGCCCAGGTTAGTGATGTTATCAAAGGCATTGGCAAGAGTGAACAAAATCCCGTCTTTCGAAACGAAGGGAGCAATCTTTGCCCGTAAACGAACAATTTCATTCCAGAGATTCTTAAAGTCTTTTGAATTACGATCCAGGTACATTTGAATCAGCTCGATCTGGAATTTTACAATACGGTTCCAGATATCAAAGAGCTGAATGCCTGCTTCATCTTCATAATACTTTGCATAATCTAACAACCATCTTTGTTCATATGAATAAGGCATTGAAGATACATACCTGAAACCATGGTGCTGACGAACAGGTTTTAAAGACTTAACTCCAAAGTGGTCGATATTACCCCTATTTGTCGGGGACACTTCCTGATCATAACGTTCCTTGTTAATGGTAAGAGCTTCATCAATCAGCTCACGATCCACGTTAGGACCACGGGCACTCCCGGCCCTGTCCTGAGACAGCATCAGGTAAGCGTTACCGTTTGCAAAGCTGATCACATGCTCATAGTCCAGAATCTTCTCATAAGGCGTTATCCAGCCTTTTAAAGGTTTTTTCCCGATAATGTAATCTTTATCTTTTTCATATCCCAACTCCTCTAAAAATTTAAAGGTAGAAGGCAAAGTCCTGGTTAAAAGCTGGCCGTATGTTTGTCCTGTGATTGAAGTTATCGCTCTGGGCATGGTTCGATTAACCTGGTTGATCTCCCAGCCGACTATGAAGGATTTTCCGGTACCACGACCCCAGATATCGACTTCTGAAACGGCATTGTTCAAAAGGGATATTTGCTGTGGAGAGTTCAAACTTATGAGTTCGGTGATCATGTCTTCAGTATTTCTTCAGCTTCAACATCTGTAATCTCTTTGCCGGCAAACAATGCCCGGTTTAGTTCCTGCAGTGTATTAACCGGTAACTTATGCAGGTCATTGATATCCAGCTTCACCTGAGTGTTATTGTTCTGGACAAGTATATAGAATGCATGTTTTTCATTTCGGCGTGGATCGGCAATTTCTTCCGGTTTATCCCCGATGGCTTTAATCAAATTTGCATGCTCGGAAGCAATTACCTGGAATGCTTTGGCAGTACCAAGGTTCCTGCAACGCTCGATGTTTTTCACGATGTCATTAATAATCCAGCTGTGCCAAAAATCGAAGTCAAACGTGTGCAGGGTGTTGAATAGCCTGACCGCAAGACGAATGTCTTCATAGGCCTGTGTGCGCCCTACATCGGGATACTTTGCACGATATAAGGCAACGGCATGTTTTTGCAAAGGGTTCTTTTCAAGTATTTTGGAAGCATCAATAATACGGTCCAGCTGCAGCTGTTTTTCCGGGGACAATGGTG